CAGCTCGGCATAGAAATTCGACGCGCGCAGCAGATCGAAGATCATGTCGTCGGCGATCCCCGCATCATGCTCGATCACCTGCTGCGCCACCTTGTCCAGGCCGGGATCCGGCCGCCGCTCGGCCCATTTGACCGCCTCGGGCATGAAACTTTCGATGATCATCTCGAGGAAATCCTCGCTGCATTCGTAGGCCAGCGAGGTGTGCAGTTCGTCGGCGTCGTTCGACGGCAGGTTGTTCTGCGACTGCGATTGCTGCGAGCGAACCCGGCGCGGTGAGGCGTAGAAATAGCACTGCTCGATATCGTTGATACTGAGCTGCTTCTGCGCGCGCGCGTCCTGCAGCCGCTGCAAAGCTTCGGTCTGCAGTTCATCCGGCTCGGCTTCCGAGGCCTTGCCCGGCTTGAAGATCGTGACCGCTTCGGCCATGCGCGGCCTACTTCATCAACGTCTTGAGCGGCAGCGCGCCGCGCGCGCCGAACAATCGATAAAGCCGCTCGGTGCTGGATTCGGCCCGGTCCTGGACCGACAGGATCTTCTCTTCCTTGGCCGCGGCCGCGGCGCGCTTTTCCTCGTCAGTGGGCCGGTAGCTCATGTCGGGTGGGCGTTGCATCGGACAGCACCTCCGCGCCGTTCGCGATACAATCCCGCCAAAGCCCGTCGGGGGTCAACGCACACGACTTGAGGCCGATCAGGTGCTTGATCCCGCCCACGCACCACGGCGTCATCACCCCCCAGCGCCGGCCCGCGAGATTGACCGGCATCTGCAGCACCGCATTGTTTGTCATGAAACGTCCGGCCACCAGTTCGCCACCGTGGTCCTGCGGCACCGCCACGATCACCGTGCGCGGGAGCTGGATGTCGTAGAACAGCCACATCCGGGTCCGCGCCACATAGCCGATCGCCGAGACATGCTTGAACCGCCCCGGCACCCAGCGATTGACCCAGTCCTTCGCCGCCCGCGGCCAGAACACCAGCATCCAGTGCGTCGGCTCGTATTCGGTGATCGCGGCGCCGGGGACGATCGCGCCGATATTCATGCCACGCGCCGACGCATGCGCAGCGACCGCCGGGTCTGCACCGGCGCCGCCCGCTTGCCGATCGGCCGGCCGACCATGGCGCGCCCCTCGCCCTCGCCGAGGACCAGATACTGCAGCGCGTCCGCGACGTTGCTGTACTGGTCCTTGACCGGCACTTCCTTGATCAGGCCGGAGCCTTTGATCTTCTCAAAGTGATATTTCCCGGCCATGGCCACCTTCAGGGTGCGCGGCCGGCTCGGGTCCAACAACAGCCTTGGCATCCCGTCCTGCATCTCGCGCAAGACGAAGGTGACCGCGTCGATCCGGGTCTGGATGTTGTTCTGTGGCACCGGCGCCGGGTTGACCGTCATGCCGAACGATTCAAAAATGTCATACGCGGTCCGCTCGTCCGACTGGGTCTTGTCCTGCCCTTTCGGGTCGCCGTGCAGCCGGAACGCATAGCCGGGAAACCGCTGGTCGAGCTTCCGCTTCACCAGCGGGGCGAACTCCACCGCCCCGATCCCGAACGCCACCAGCTCGTCGAGGATCACCCAGCGATTGTTGACGACCTGCCCGAACACAGCTGCGGGCGAGCGCCCGAAATCCAGCCCGATCAGGATCGGATAGCCGGGCAGCGGCTTGATGTCCTGCTTCGCGACATGCGTCTCGGGCGAGAATTGCCCCCAGACCGGCCGGCCCTCTACATAGAGGCTGATGCGGTTCATCAGTTTAGAATCGACCCACTGCTTGGTCTTGCCGCGCACCTTGTCGTGGTAAAACTTGACCGGCAACCATCTCAGGTTTTCGGCGCGCGGGTTCACTCTATATGCAGTGACCGTCTTGCCATCGACGCCGAACACCTCGTTCAGCGCCGGCGGCTGCACGAAATAGCCCCATTCCTTCGGCCAGCGCATGCGCGCCCGCTCGTCGCTCGACATATCCGTGGGATACGGCACCTCGCCGGTCATCTGCGGGATCCAGTGATCCTCGCCCGGCTCGTTCATGTCGCCCAGCACCCCGGACCATTTCGGCCCGCCATCCCTGATCGGCGGAAACCGCCCGGTGCGGCCCTCGGCGTCGTCAAACACCTGCTTGGTCGCAAACTGCATTTCGTGAAACCAGAACCCGGTGAACTGGGTCGAGAAGAGCTTGCTCACGTCCTCGGGCGTATCCAGCGCCATGAACACCAGCTCGCAGCGGACGTCCGCCAGCGACAGCGAGTATTCCATCGGCTTCGACAGCCGCAACTCGCCGTATTGCTGCGGCGGCAGCCAGTCGACCACGTCTTTCAGGGTCGTATCGCGCAGTTCACTGTAAGTATTGCGCACAATCCCCCACCGGGTCTTCCTCAACCCGTCCATCGGCGAGGGCGTCTGCTCGCAGGATATCGCCCAGATCTTGTTGATCACCGCCAGGGTCTTCCCGCTGCCCCAGGGTCCGCGGATGATGCTCACGGGTGAGCGATCGGTGATGAACCGGCACAGCACCTCGCCGTCCGGCTCGTAAATCTTCCGGCCGTCTTCCGTGAACTTGAGGGTGGGCAGGGTCACGCGCGGAAAGTGCAGCAGACTCACTCCGCGAACAAGTCCCCCTGCGCCGGCGGCGGCGGCGGCGGACGCGGCAGCGGCGGCAGCGGCTCCTGCGGCGTCGGCTTGTGATCCTTGCAATACCAGGTGCCGAGGATGTCCTTGCGCAGGCTGGCCCCGTAGCCGAACGATCCCCAGCGCCCGCAATGGCAATAGTGGACGAAATGCCCGTCCCGCTCGCCGACAAAGCCCGGCTCTGCCCCCTGGCGCCGGCGCACCTCGCGAAACAGGTCGAGCGGCGATCGCAGGATCGGGTCGTTGCGCGGCACGAAAAAGGCCCACCGGTTGCGGCGCGACTTATCCTCCCAGAACCGCTCCTGCTTCGCCTCATGCCCCCAGCACCAGCCGACCACGCGATGGTGCGGATGCTCGGCCGCGCAGATCAGCAGATAGGCCACATCGGGAGGATTATCGTGCTGCACCATCAGGCAATGATGCGACTGTCGGCAGGCCTTGACGTCGATCCAGTCCTCGAGGTCCGGCAGCTTCTTGCCCGACCGCAACTCGTCCTCGGTCAGGAACTTCTTCCACTTGACCGGCGCCAGGTAGTTGCGCCCGGCCACCTCGCCGCGCGCCCCCCAGATGTCGCGCGCCAGCGCCGTCGCATCATCCATCGGCGCGTTGTTGCTCGACTTGAGCCGCAGCGCCTTCGACAGTGCGCGGCGCTGCTCGCCACAGGCATCGGCCTCCACGATGTCCGCCTCGGACAGCGTGATCCAGGTCACTCGTCCTCCGTCTGCACCACCTCGCTGCGCGCCAGCCAGGTCGCCGCCCGCATCAAGAGGCCGATCACCCGGTCCGTATCCGCTCCGGCCGACGCCACATAAAGCTCGCCCGCCCGGCCACGCCCCACCACGATTGCGTCGACCACGCCCTCCTCGATCGCATCCTCGAAGATATGCCGCGACGACAGCTCGACGCCGAGGTCGCGCCGCTCGACACCGGGCAGGACGATGATCGTCGCCTTGCGCCGCTTCGTCACACGCCCTCCGGCATCGGATTGCACGACGGCGCGAAGAACAGCCCGCGCGACGGCATGTCCTCGGCCAGCCGCCAGGTCTTGCCGCTCGCCACGTTGATGCGGATGGCGCCGAACGAGCAATGCTTCGGGTTGTTCAGGAAGATGCCGGCGTCAAGGAAGGGATGCGTCCCGCTGCTGACGCCGATCGCACTGACTCCGATTTCCTCTGCATTGTGCATGAAGATGCCCGAGTGCTTGTCGGGCGTGTTGTTGGTGATCGCGCAGGCATCCACCGTGCCTGATGCGGCGGCCAGCATGTAGATGCCGTGGTCGTTCGATTCCATCGACAGCCCGCTGATCTTGAAGCCGGTCGACTGCCACGCCTCGCCCTTCTCGTTCATGCCGAGGTGGATGGCGATGCCGTTCACCTCGTAGCGGCCGCCCAGCACGACCAGCCCGAGATTCTGGTGGCGGATCCCCTCGACGCAGCCGGTGATGTCGCAGTTCAGCGCAGTCGTCGCATTGCCCGCCATCAGGCCGACGCCGCGGATGCCGATGATGGTGCAGGTGTCCAGCGTGGCGCACTGGCTGTTGAACGTCTCGATCCCGACCTTGCACTGGCCCTGAAACTGGCAAGACACCACGCGCGCCATCACGCACGAATGGATCATCAGCCCCTTGCCCTCGGCGTGGCCGTTTTCGAAGATCAGCTTCTCGACCACATGCACGCCGCCGATCGGCGACTTGACCGACCGCTTGAACAGCGCGTCGGGAAAATTGCCGAGGATGTGCGCGCCCGGCTCGCCCTCGTAGTGGAAATTCAGCTCCGGCGTTTCGAAATTGATCGGGCGCGTCACCAGGTAGCGGCCGCGCGGAAAGTAGATATGCCGGTCCGGTCCGTCGAAGGCGCGTTGCAGCGCATCGCTGTCGTCGGTCGTCCCGTCGCCCTTCGCTCCGAACGGCGCATCCTTCACACTCACCATCGTCCCGCCCATCGTCGTCTCGCCCCCGTTCACTGGTTCAACCGGTTTCGCCATCATCGCCTCACCTGTGACACTGCCCGCACGACGGCAGCCGGATATGATTCTGCATGGGTGTTACATGCGGGGATGCCCCGGCCACATAGCCGGGCGGCGCCGACGAAAACGTCAATGGCGAGATCGTCCACGGCGCCACCGCACAGCCGGTCAGCAGCAGCAGGACGATCAGCATCCACCGCATCGAGACCATCCCTCACTTCGGAGGAAGCTCCGTATCATCACGCGGAAACCCGAACGCCTTGATTTCCAGCCGTTGAATTCGTGCCCGGATATGCTCGAGACTGTGTTCGTGTTGTTTTAGCCGCGCCGCGATCCACGCGACCAGGGTCAACACCGTCGCCGTCCATGCTGCGATGGCCATGACGAGGTTCAGCGCATCAGACATCTTCGTAGACGGCGATACGTGCAATCATCTTATAGGCTGGTGCTATAGTTTACATTCAGCGTGTCAGCGTTGACCACGGCCTTGTCGCCGGTCGAGAACGTACCGGCCGACCACAGCGTGCCGCTGGTGTTGTCCTTGGTGGCGGACGCGCCGCTGCCGAACACAATGAATGCGCCTTTGACGGTGCCGGTGCCGGTGATCGCGC